GAGTGGAGTGCTGAACCAGATGCGCCAATTCTAGATCCGTCAACTGGCGATATTAACTGGCCTGCATTTGCTCAAGCCAACCCATCACTAGGCATAACGATCCACCCAGATAATTTAAGAGCTGTAATAAATGATCCACCGGATATTGTTAGAACTGAGGTTTTAGCCCAATGGGTAGATACAATCAATTCTGCTATTGATGCACAAAAATGGGAAATGTGTAAAACTGACCCAATACCATTAGACCCTGACAAGCAAACTTGGTTTGGATTAGATTTAAGTCCAGATCGTAAATTTGGCGCATTAGTGGCTACTCAGAAATTACCAGGAGAAAGATTTAATTTAGTTTTACTTCACACTTGGTCAAATGATTATTCAATTAACGATTTAGCGGTTGCAAATGACATTGCACCTTATGTAAGAAAATATAATGTTCAGACTGTCGCTTATTCCAAAAGGACTGCACAAGCCGTCGCAAGTCGGCTAGTTCCCGCTGGAATTCCCATTACTGATATGGATGGGGCGATATATGCTGAAAGTTGTGATCGGTGGTTGGGCGCAATCAATTCCCATCGATTACAGCATGGAGGGCAGGATGAACTGACCCAACAAACACTTTCCGCTGCGAAACTGCCCTATGGGGATGGGTCATGGATCATCGGAAGGCGTGCAAGTCGAGTGGCAGTTTGTGCAGCTGTCGCTTCGGCTTTAGCAACCTATTTTGCGACACAACAAGAAACGGAAATTGATATACAAGTCGGATAATTAGGACATATGGTATATTATGTGCTAATGGGATTATTCGATCGATTTCTGACAAATACCGCAATTACACCAACAGTCGATGTGGCTGCTGCTAACACTCCTTACAATTTGCAATCAGCTGTTGGCGGATTATTTTATGGCGCACAAACCGCAACTCGTGAACAAGCAATGTCTGTGCCATCTGTTGCAAGAGCAAGAAACATTATTTGCTCAACAATTGGTTCGTTACCTTTAGAAACTTATAATCATTTTACAAAAGAACATTTAGATCCAAACAGAGTAATTATGCAACCAGATCCAAGAGTTGCAGGATCAGCTATATATGCATGGATTGCTGAGGATTTATTATTTCATGGCGTTGCTTATGGACAGGTTTTAGATTCTTATGCTGCATCAGATAATAGTCGAGTTCGTGCATGGACAAGAGTTGCACCAGATCGTGTTAGTTATAACTTAAACGCAAATCAAGCCGAAATTACTTCATACATGGTTGATGGAATGCATGTTCCAGCATCAGGCATTGGATCTTTAGTTGTATTTAGCGGATTAGATGAAGGCGTGCTCAATCGTGCCGGTCGCACAATAAGAGCTGCTCAAGAATTAGAAAAGGCTGCCGAGTTATACGCAAAAGAGCCTGTTCCAACAATGGTGTTAAAATCAAATGGCACAAACCTTACTCCAGAGCGAATTACAAAACTTTTAGAATCATGGAAGGTTGCTAGAAACACTAGAGCAACTGCATTCTTAAATGCTGATGTTGAGTTGAATGCTCTTGGCTTTGATCCACAAAAATTGCAATTAAACGAAGCACGCCAATATCTTGCAACCGAAATTGCAAGAGCAGTTGGCATTCCTGCATCATTCTTATCTGCTGAAACTACCAGCATGACATATAGCACGACTGTTATGGAAAGAAAAGCGCTTATCGATTTCAGTTTGAGAAACATAATTACGCCAATAGAGCAAAGATTATCTGCTGCTGATTTTGTTCCAAATGGTGTTGAAGTTCGATTTGACATTGACGATTTCTTGCGTGGATCCGCATTAGAGCGTGCGCAAGTTTATGAAATCCTAAACCGCATTGGCGCAATGAGCGTTGAGCAAATCCAAGAGGAGGAGGACTTAATCCGATGAAGATTAATTTCCCAATTACCATAACCGCTGCCGATACAAACAAGCGAACAATTTCAGGAACTATTGTTTCTTGGAATGAGGCTGGAAATACATCAGCCGGCAAAACAGTATTTGCTAAAGACAGCATTGATTTTTCAAAGCCTGTCAAATTGCTATTAGAGCATGACAAAACACGCCCATTGGGTAAGTTAATTGACATTACTGCAAACGATCAAGGTTTAGAAGGCACATTCAAACTTGCAAAGACTTTTGCAGCTGATGATGCTCTTGAGGAAGCAGCCACAGGATTAAGAGATGGATTTTCTGTTGGCGTGATGGTTGATGCTTGGGATAACAAAGATGGCGCAATGGTCATTTCAAAGAGTTCATTACAAGAAGTCAGTTTGGTGTCTGATCCGGCAATTGCGTCAGCGAAGGTTGAATCAGTAGTTGCAACAAATACACCAGAGAATTCCGAAGCAACCGCTGAGGATCAAACAACACAGGAGGACAAAGTGTCTGATATTACTTCAGATGCTCCTATCGCAACCGAAGCGGTAGAAGCTGCTAAATCCGAGCCTGTGGCAGTAATTGCTAACAAACCAGTTGCATTTACAAAACCACGCTCACCAATTAATTCAAAAGCAACATACCTAGAGCATTCAATTCGTGCAGCACTAGGAAACGATGACAGCAAGCAATTTGTTGCTTTCGCAGATGACACAACTTCAACAGTTGCAGGTCTGATCCCAACTCCACAATCAACAGAAATCATCAATGGCGTATCAAACGCTGATCGCGGTTTCATTGATGCAATTTCTCGTGGCACATTGCCAGCAGCAGGAATGACTTTTGAAATTCCAAAAATTACAGTTGCGCCAACAGTTGGCGAAGAAGCTGAAGAAGCTGCTATTGACGAAACAGGCATGGAAAGCGCATTTGTTTCAGTTAGTGTTAAGAAATACGCTGGCGGACAAACATTCTCAGTTGAATTGTTAGATCGCTCATCTCCAGCATTCTTTGATGAGTTAGTTCGTCAAATGGAATTTGCTTATGCAAAGGCAACTGACTCAGCAGTAGCAACTGCAGTTGTTTCAGCTGCAACCGCTGGATCAAACACATCTGGAACTGCTGCTAATCAATTAGCATTTGTTGCTGCTGGTGCTGCATCAGTTTATTCAGGATCACTTGGATTTGCTCGTAATCTGATCGTATCTCCAACACACTGGTCATACATCATGGGCTACAATGACAGTGGTCGCCCAATCTACACTGCATCAAATCCATCAAATGCAGCAGGATCAGTTTCACCAACATCTCTTCGCGGAAATGTTGCTGGCTTGGATCTATTTGTATCTCGCTCACTATCAGGTGATGGAGATGGAACTCAAGTTGTCATTAACCCAGATGCTTACACATGGTATGAAAGCCCACGCTTACAACTTCGCACAAATGTCGCACTAAACGGCAAGATCGAAGTTTCATACTATGGTTATGGCGCACTTGCAACAAAGATTGCAGCTGGCGCATATAAGTGGATGGTTGCATAACTAATTTAACTGAGTGCCTAGGGTTGCTCCCGATCCTAGGCATCCATTAAGGGAGTAAGGAGATGACATGCCAACCATAATTACAGCTTCACAGTTGAGATCTGTGCTTGGCGTGTCGTCTGCTTTATATGACGATACTTACTTAAATCAAATTATTGATACAGCAGAAACAGTGATTCTGCCAATGCTAGTTTCTTTCAAAACTCCAATTCAAAAAGTGTCGCTGACAAGCAATGTCGCCACTTTCACTACACTAGGAATTCATGAATTTACCGAAGGACAATCAGTTGTCATCACAGGATGCGGATCACCTTACAACGGCACAAGAGTTGTGCTGGCAGATAATCTTGGACAATATACCTTTTCACAATCGATCACTAATGCCGATCTACTCGAGGCTAATGTCATCCCATCCGGAGTTGCTGCCCTTTCTGGCGGATCAACTTATGTTGGAAACGCAGCTGTTCAGTCAGCCGTCTATACAGTTTCAGTCGAAGTTTTCCAAGCAAGACTTGCCGGTGGAGGACAAATCGAAGGCGTAGATTTTTCACCAACTCCGTTTCGCATGGGTCGATCGCTCTACAATAAATGTGTAGGTTTGTTGGGTTCATATATTGACACCGAAGGCATGGCTCAATAAATGCCTAATCAGACAATACTTGAACAAATCCGGACACCTTTAGCAACTGCTTTATCTAGCGTTGCAGGAAATGTTTATGGTTTTGTTCCTGAAACAGTTATTCCTCCGGCTGTAGTTGTTGTGCCTGATTCTCCATACTTAGAATTTGAAACAATAAGCAAAACAAATATTAGAGCCAAGATCAATTTTACAATTTCAGTTGCGGTTGCCTATAACAGCAATCCAGCATCGCTCGACAATATCGAGCAATTAATCATAAGTGTTCTGGCAGTCATTCCAGTTGGATACATTGTCAGCTCGGTTGAAAGACCGACAGTTACTCAAGTTGGTGCATCAACGCTGCTAATCGCAGATGTTCGAGTATCTACCTACTACACGCAAACAATATAAGGAGAAATCATGGCAACAGTCGTAATTACCGGTCGTGATGTTGGTTTATCTTTCACAGGTGGAACAGATATTCAAGCACAGGCGACTAACGCAGTTCTAACCAAAGTTAATGAGCGTCAGGTTTATCAGACAATGGAAGGCGAGGCATACAAGACCACAAACATTTCAGGAACATTCCAATTGGACATGTTGGCAGATTGGGGCAAGGCAAACTCAGTTTGTGAGGCTCTATGGACTGCTGCTGAAACTGCACCAGATACAGATATCAGCATGACACTCACAGCTGCATCAGGAGCACAATTCGTGTTTCCAGTAAAGCCAGAGTTTCCAACAGCCGGTGGTTCAGGTATTGATGCTCAGACAGTATCATTCACATTTACAGTATCTAAAGGCGCAGTAACCGAAACCTTTAGTTAAAAAATAAAACGGGAGCAAACAAATGAAGTTACCAATTACAATTGAATATAACTCAGGTGAGCAAGCAACTTATATTGCCCAACCACCTGAGTGGGCGAAATGGGAAAAGCAGACAGGAAACACTATTGGTCAGGCATCCGAGAAGTTGGGCATTTGGGATCTTATGTTTCTTGCTTATCATGCACATAAGCGTGAACTTGCAGGAGATAAGCCCATCAAACCAATGGATATTTGGATGGAAACAGTAGCGGATGTCATCGTTGGTGATGCAAACCCAAAAGCCATAAAGCAGGAAGCCTAAACAGATTATTGGTTGAGTTGGCAATAGCCACCAAGATACCGATGAGTGAATGGGTTGATGCGGATGACATATTAACAGCGATCGAGATATTGGAGGCGAGAAATGGCAGTTAGTACCGAACCTTCAATTTTCTTTTCTAAGAAAGAACTTAATCAACTTTCAAGAGTTTTTCGCAGCATGGATGATATTGCAAAAAACGAAGCTAAAAGAAAAATCCAAGAATTGGTTGGGAAGCAATTATCCGCTATTAGAGCAATTGCAAGATCAAGAGGCAAAGTAGCACAAAGAGTTGCTGATGGCGGACAAGTTAAAAAGTCATCATTGCAAGGTGAATTAAAATTTGGTTTTGCTTCTCAAAGATTTTCAGGTGGTGCAACGACCCAGTTTAACAATCGCAACGATGCAAAAGGTAATCGTAAAGGTATTGGCGCAGGTGCAGAATTTGGATCTAGCAATTACCCACAATTTCCAAGATGGTCAGGGCCAATGCCAAAAGGGCCGGGTTCAAGAGGTTGGTTTATTTATCCAGCAATTAGAGCATCTCAACCGGAAATCATTAAAGAGTTTGAGGAAATTATTAGCGATATTGTAAAGGAATGGTCTGATGGCAGCCAATAGCAATAGAGCTTTAACCCTTTCAATTGTTGCCGACATTGACAGTCTGCAAAAAGGATTAAAAAAAGCAGATACTGAAATTGAAACTTTTGGCAGTAAGGTCACCGCATTTGGAAAAAAGGCTGCTGCTGCATTTGCAGTCGCTGCTGCTGCTGCCGTTGCCTATGGCACTAAATTAGCCGTTGATGGGGTCAAATCAGCCATTGAGGATGAGGCTGCTCAATTAAGGTTGGCTGCTGCCTTACGCACCGCTACAGGGGCAACTGATGACCAAATAAAGGCAACTGAGGCTTATATCCTCCAAACATCTTTGGCAACTGGTGTGGCTGATGACCAGCTGCGTCCAGCTTTGCAACGCTTAGCCGTTTCCACAAAAGATACCGACGAAGCACAAAAACTATTAAACTTATCTTTAGACATTGCTAAAGGTCGAGGCTTAGCACTTGAAACTGTTGCCAATGCTTTAGGCAGGGCTCAGGACGGAAACACCACAGCTCTAGGCAGATTAGGACTTGGCTTATCCAAAGCAGAATTATCAACCTTATCTTTTACTCAAGTTCAAGAAAGATTATCTGATCTTTATGGTGGAGCAGCAGCTGCTAATGCAGAAACATTCCAAGGAAAGATTGATCGCTTAAAAGTAGGATTTGATGAAGCCAAAGAATCCTTGGGTGCTGCATTACTTCCAGCGGTTGAACAGTTTATTACTTTTCTTAATACTACAGGTATTCCAGCACTAAATGCGTTTATTGCAGGATTGACTGGCGATGAAGGATTAAGTGCAGGACTGGCACAAAGCCAAAAGGGTGCTGAAACATTTGGCAAAGCAATTGCTGGACTTGCAGACATATTAAAAGGATTTATTAATTTCGTTCGTGAGGTAGTCGGTGGATTAACTGAACTAGCCAATCAAGCAATTCGATTAATTAACATCACTAAACCCGGAGCAGATATTGGATATATTCCAAATGTTTCTCCAAGTGCAAGTCAGGCTGGAATGTTAGGGGCAGCACCATTGCCAGCCGTTCCAGCAAACACTAGAGAAAACCGAGTAGCAACAGTAACCAACATTACAGTTCAAGCGGTAGATTCTGAGGGTGCTGCAAGAGCCGTTGCTAAGGTCATTAATCAGAGTTCATCAAGATCAATCCCACAGCTCTACAACAGCGGCATCACTAGAGCGAGATAATGTCTGTCTTTACTCCAGAGTATAAATTAAGCATCAATGGTGTGGAATACACCGATGTTGCTATTTCTGATATAGCCCATCAAGCAGGGCGTGAGGATATTTACGCACAACCAACCCCATCTTATATTCAGATTGCATTAGTGGCTT